TACGATATATGATAAGGAAGAAAGGATAAGACAATTTAAAGAACGCAAAGCAAAGAGGGCAATGGGAATAGATCCTGACCTACCAGAGGCAGGAGATACACCAAAGGTTGATAAGTTAGAAGAAGCAGGGATAGGTGAAGATCAAGTCAAGAAGAAAGTCAAAAAAGATTTAGAGGATGAATTTAGTATAGATCCTAAGTTAAAGAAAGCATTTATGGATGCATTGGCACTTCCTGCTAAGTCTGCTGCTGTTGCAATGACAGACTTATTGGAGAAGATTCCTGCACCAAGTAAGGAAGCATCTAAGATATTGAATAGAAATATATCTAAGATATCTCAATCATTCAAGTTAGGTGCTGCTAGTTCTGAAGTTGCTAACGATGAAGAGGACAACGATAAAAAGAAAGAAGGTAGTGGTGGATCTGTATTAGGAACATTGCTTGCTAAAGCAGTTAACTTTGTTAAAGGTAAAGTTAGTGGTGGCGGTGGAGGAGAAGGAGAAAGCACTAGTGCACCACAACAAAACATGTTACCACCAGGTGCAACTGGAGATCCTACATTTGGAAGACGTGCACCATATACAGGAACTGCAGATGGTATAGGACTTGGAGATGGCTCAGGCAGAGCTATGCAACCTATCAAGAAACGTAAATCAGCAGCTGCAAAATTATTTGGCATGACACCTATGGGCATGGCATTTAATGCAGGAACTAAAATGTTTAAGGGTGCTAAGTCATTCATGAAATCAAACACCTTTAAGAATATAAAGAATATAGGTGGTAAGGCATTAGGTATGACACCAATGGGTATGATGGCGAAGTTTATGATGAAAAATACAAAGATTGGAGGTATATTTGCAAAGGGTGAGCAGAAAACTAATTTAACAGAACTGACTGATAAAACTATACAAGAAAATAGAGATGCAGCGGATGCTAAAACTAAGAGAGATGTTGCTACTGCTGCAGGAACTGCAGCTGCAATCAGTGCAGGAGTTCCAAGTTCACCACCAATGCAAGGAGAAGGTGGCGAACTTGCTCAACCAGATATTATAGAATCCCCATACCTTGATGTATACAACGTAACTTCGCAATTCTAATGGCATCAGTTAACACACAATCTAACTTTCAATTAATTGAGTTTTTTATTGCGGATTATGACCCAATAACAGTCAATCAACTTTTGTATGTAAAATATACAGAGGATTTACAAGCTGCTACCATGAAAATGGAAGTGCAAATAACAGATACTGAGAGTGGATTCTTGTCTGAGTTGACTGGTATGGAACGAGTTTTTATTCGTATTGGTGACAGTGAAGGTAAGACTGAAATTGGTGGAGATTTTGTGATATATGACATACAGGATAGAAGAAATATAGGTGGAAAATCATCTGCTGTACTCATGCTTTGTACCTTAGATTTCTTAAACAACGCTGCTAACAAAGTATCACGTAGATTTGGTAAGGGTAAGGGTAAAAAGATAGATGAAATTGTTAAGAAGGAAATATTACTAGATTTAGTAGGAGTCATGGAGAGTAAGATAAATGACTTTGAACCATGTATTAACAATTTTTCATTTGTATCACCATATTGGAATCCATTTACTGCAATCAGATGGTTATCTTCAAAAGCAATACCAGCTACAAAAGGTAGTGGTAAAGCAGCGACTGCAGGATATGCTTTCTATGAGACACGAGCAGGATATAATTTTGTTTCATATGATTTTTTCGCAAAAAAAGAACCAGTCACAAGAATGGTTGTAGGACATGATGGTAAAGAGTTAGAAGAAGAAAGTGATACAGGTATTACTCCAATTAGTAGTATAAAATTTGAGACATCAGTTGATTTATTGAAAGGTTTAAATTTAGGTTCTTACTCTAGTAACGTAATGACTTTAGACCTTAAAGATATGAAATATGAGGAGCATCCTTTTAGCATTAATAAATATTATCAAGATGTTCAAACTTTAAACGCAGGAGCAGCTCCAGAGTTTTACAAAGGATTTGATAACACATTGACATATACAAGAATTATGTCTAAAGTATCTGACTCTGCACTGTTTACTGAAGGAACATATACACAGGGATTTACAAAGCAACTCTCACAATCTAGTTTAAGAGAAAAATTATTTTACAGTAAAAGGGTCGTGGTAGAATTGATATCAGACTATTCATTAGAAATAGGTGAAGTCGTGCAGTTAGATATTTACAAAGGTGGTAGCACTAGAGAACCAGACTATTCTAATTCTGGTAAATATGTTATTGGTAAAGTTGAAAGAACATTCAAATCTAGTCAAGATAAAATGACAACTAAACTCACATTATTTACTGACTCAGATGGAGCTGCTATTCAAAGATCATGAACGAAAATATTGCTAATTTTATAGGAAAAGAAGGATTTAACTGGTGGATTGGTCAGGTAGAGAATGATGGTGGAAAATATTGGAATACTGAATTAGATGATGGTAAAGGTGCATTTGATTATACTGACTTTGACTGGACAAACAAAGTAAAAGTTAGAATTATAGGATATCACACACCAAACAGAACTGATTTACCTACAAAAGATTTACCATGGGCACAGGTATTGATGCCACCCATATACTCACAACGTTCTGGTATAGGATCTATTCATCAGTTACAGATAAACAGTTGGGTTGTTGGTTTCTTTATGGATGGAACATCAGCACAGATTCCTATTGTTATGGGATCTATAACTGATGAGAATCCTGAGTCAGGATACGGAGTTAGCGGTGGAGAAAAGAAAGGTTATGCCAAACTATCAGCAACTGACTATAAGAGACGTGATCACAATACAGATGGTAGTTCTTCACCAAACACAGCTAACACAACACAAGTTAATGAAGAGACTGGTATAGATGAAGCACCAACTAACAATGAAGGACATAAGACTGAGGAAGGAGAAGAGACTACAAAGAACGAACGTGGTAAGGCAGAGACAGAGAGTGAAAAGCAACAGTTAGCAACTGAGAAACAAAAGGTAACAGTCCATGTTGGTAATGGTAAATGTGGATCAGAGACTGCTACTAAACTAGAAGCACCTATGGCAGAGTTTATGAAGTTTGCTCGTGGCGTAGAGAAGAATGATGTGGATCAGTTTGTCAACAAATTAAATGGTGCTGTTGTTGATATGGACTATGAGATTAATCTAGTATCACAACGCATACAAAAGAAACTTACAGGACTGACTGCTAATATCAAGGGCGTGGTCATGGAAGACGTCAATAAACTTGTGCAAGAAGGTCTAGAAGAACTTAGTATTCCTGATCCTGAGTTAGATAATGCAGTCAGAGAACAACTTAAAGATGTTGGTGATCTTGTTTCATGTTTATTCAAACAACTAATAGGTGAATTAGGTGATTTTATTAAAGGTATGCTCAGTGATCTAGTAGAGAATGTATTAGACACTGCACTATGTCTTGTTCAGAATATGCTTGGTGATATTATGAAGAAACTTATGGACAGTATCACGGGTGCATTAGGCATATTAAAAGGTGTCACGGGTGCTATCAAGAATGCAAAGGATAGGATACAAAACTTACTTAATAAGGTCGGTGACTTCTTAGATCTATTTTGTGATGGTGAACTATCATGTGCTATTGGTGCATCAGTATTTGAGACTGGTCTTGGCACTAAACCAAAAGGATTAGAAAAGGCAGCAAAAGAGATCGCACAATATAAAATCAAACCACCAAATGCTATATCAATAGTTGGTAAAGGTATACCTATCAATGGATTAGTTCCTGCTGTTGATCGTAATGGTATCAAGAAAATATTTGATACTACTAGTGGTGCACTTGTTGATCTTAATAGTGCAGCTGGTCTTGCATCTGGACTATCACTTAAAAACTTTGATACACGAGGACCTTTAGAGAAGTTTGAAGGAATAAACTTCTATGACTCTGAGGGTAACATTGCAAGTGCAGCAGTCAATTGTAGTAACAGTATATTAAATAGAAAACCATGCTTCCCAGAAATGGTGTGGGATAATTTACAATCAACAAGTCCTATAAAAGCACTACCTATAATAGATGATATAGGACAGATACTTGGTGTGATGATGAATAAGAAAGGATCTGGTGTCAATGCAGAAGCATCAGTCAAAGCACAGTTCACATGTAATGAACCAGAAGGTAGTGGTGCTAAGTTTAAACCAAATATTTCAGATGGTAAGGTAAATTCAATTGAGGTTCTTAATCCTGGCATTGGATATGGATTTGATCCCGCTGACACTTTCTGCCCTAAAGAACAGTATGGAGTATTAGTTGATAAAGTAGGACTACAAGAACATCTTAATAACGGTGAGTTTATAGAACAAGTAACAACTACAGGCAACCCTGACGTCTTACAGGTTGCTGATACTGATTATGATGAAGATCATATGTTACTTGCAACTATAGATCCCGCGTTCAATCCTAATTTACAAGTTGGTTTAAATTTAAAAACTAAATCTGGTCATGAGTTTGTTCTTAACTTTAATAAGAAGTTCCCAACCTTAGTCATACCACAAGATGCAAAAGCATTATATGCTAAGTGTGGAGATATTATTCCAAAGATAGATACAGTCAACATAGTAAATGTAGGAACTAATTACGTAGATCCAATCATAACTATTGGAACTGGAACTAAGAAAAAACAGATAGGAACAGCTGTTCCAGATTCTCAAGGTAGATTAATTAAAACAAATTTAACAGAGCAAGTTCTAGGTTTTGTGAAACCTGTCGTGGAAGAAAGGTTAGCAAATGGAACTGGAACTGGTGCGAAGTTGAGTGTCGTGTATACATACACAAGTCCAAGACAACTCAAAGAAAATAATATCTTACCACTCACACAATATATTGACTGCGTGGGTCATCCTATGATAAAATCTACTATAGAAGAGGAAGATGAGAGTTTGACTGACTCAGGATTTAACTTAGTTGATAGCACACTAGACGAGACAACTCAACTTAATACTACTAATGCTGTTCAGACTGCACAAACAGTCTCTGATCCAGTATCAACTCCAGTAACTGAGGATACAACACAAACAAGTACACCATCTACTCCATCAACTCCTACACCACCATCAACACCACCCGCACAGAATAATCCACCACAACAAGGTGGTTACGGAGGATACTAATGACTATTAATCCATTTACAGGTGGAACTGACGATCCAAATGAAACACCTGATGTAAAAATACAATATCCTTTGAACTGGGTTCAGTCAACATCTGCAGGACATATGTTTGAGATGAACAATACTGAGGACGGTGAATACATACGTTTGCTCAATGCAAATGGTAATTTTCTTAACATAGATGAGAAAAATAACAACAACTTAGTTTCATATAATGATACATATATCTTATCAGACCATAATCTTGTTATAAGAGTTGGTAAGGATATTGAAAACGATAGAATGGCACTGCATGTAGTCGGTGACGTAAACATTTACGTTGAAGGTAACATGCATACTGAAGTTGAAGGTGATAGATTTGACAGAGTAAATGGTAACTACCAGATGCAAGTCGGTGGTGTATGCACTATTCAGTCAGATGAAAACATGGCAATACAAGCCAGAAATGAAATGGAGTTGCGATCCAATGCCTACACAAACAGGACAACGTTCTTGTTAAATGATTTGAGTAGGGGCGGTTCTGTTAAAGAATTTGTAAGAGGTAATTATGAAGTTAAGATATTAAAAGAAACATCTACATTCTCTGTTGATAGTGATGGAGATATTCGTACACATGCTTCAAGATGCAGATACGAAAAAGTTGATGGTAACTTACTCACTAATGTGGGTGGTAAACTCAAAACAAATGTAGATGGTAACAATGTATCATGTATACAAGGAGGTGCATTCTTTGGAATGTTCTCTGTACCTGATAACAATGCATACAAAATAAATGTATCAGGAAACATCAAGATGGATGCCACTGGCAACGTTGATATTGATGGATCTGAGATATACTTGAATTGATCGTAGATTTCAATTAACACACATGACACAACATCATATGTCAGTAAGTAAACAAGAAGCACAATTTCTTAAGAGCATTCTTGTAAAGCATTTAGACGATTATGTAGAATCGTTAGTGAGAGAAGATAAAACAGACAGTGCTATGAAGCACATGCAGGAGAATAGACAGGCAGGACTTGACCTTATAAGTAAGGTTGAAGAAACAATCAGACGAGCAGCGAGGGCGGGTAACGACACCTACTTTACAAAGTCAGATTGACATGCTATACTAGTTCTATTCAAGCATCTTATTAATGTATAACGAAGAACACCAACAGGATACAATGGAAACCCTTGAAAAGGTGATAGTAGATATCCCTTCAAGAAAATTTGTGCTGTTTAGTAACACAGGTGACCGTAAAGAGGTTGACTGTGACATGGATCAATTCATGAGAGTGCTCTCCCTTATCCGCGAACTAGTTCCCACTGAAGAAGTAATTTACGTCTAATGTCTTATAACCACACATATAGTCAGATCAAAGAGATACTTAAATCATCTCCAAAGATCAGCAAACCTATTATGCTGCAAGTTGCACGTCTTGCCATTGTAGAAACTTTAGGTGATAAAGTCACAGCGGACAGTATTGAATGGGATACTAAATTTATTGACATGGACGCTGATAGTCTGGACATGGTAGAACTTGTCATGTTTCTAGAAGAGTGTTTTGGTATTGAGATCCCTGATGAAGAAGCAGGAAATATTGTTACTGTTGGCGATGCCTGTGCAACTATCAAGAAATGCAAGGCAAATAAAGGTAAGAGTAAAAAGATTACATCTGCTGCAGCATTAAAGAGTAAGCAAACTGCAGTTCCACATCCTGATAGTCCTATGATGTCTAAGAAACCTCTAGAGACTCTTAATAAAACACTTCCTAGCGATGCAGATCTCACCGAACTTCCTTAAGTATTATACATTTACAGAATTAAAAAACATAGTTACTGATAAAAATTTTCGGTGGTATTTTCGTCAGTCTAAAGGAGAACCAGAGCAATATAATAATCTATTATATTACGATCATCAATTTTCTGAAGACGTAACACCTAAACTGAAACGTATTCTTGGAACAATATGTTCTCAGTTAGGTGCTATTGCTGTGCTTAGAATTAATATTAACTCTACTCCTAGAAATGCACCACAGCAAACTTGGCATACTGATTGGGTTCTATCCACAAAAAGTAAGACTTGTGTGCTATACTTAAATGATAATGATGGTTATACCGAGTTTGAATATGAAGCAGTTCAAAGTGTAGCAAACACTGCTGTCATATTTGATACTGATATCGAACATAGAGGTGTTCCTGCTACTAACGTTGATAGAAGGTTAGTTCTCAATATTAATTACTTTGAAAAATGATAGATAAATTTTGTGATTGGTTTGAAGGTGAGTTTGATAACTGGACACAGGCAGCATCCAATCCAACTAAGTGGGCACATATAATAGTAAAGCATGAGAAGTTAGATGACTATAAGTATCATACATCTTCTCGATATAGTTACATGGATAAGCCATACAGAGAACAGACTGTAGAAATAGAATATGTGTCACCAGAACTGATAATAGTTCATAACCCTGCATGTGATATGTGTTTCAGATGGAGAGAACAATATTTTGAGGGAGAATCTGAACCAGAGTGTCAATGGAAAGGTAATCCATTAGAGAGTAAAGCACGATTATATGAGAAAGAATACCACACTTGGGACAAGGGATACTGGCAAGGTAGTGAAGGATTCTTTACCTTCAAAAAAAGTGTATAAATATACTTGATAGTATTATTGTGGGTATGTAGTGGCAACTCGTAAGATATCCGATTTGACATTATTGAATGCAGGACAAGTATCATCCTCTGATACTCTTCTATTACTCGATAACTCAGATCCAACCGACCAAAATAAAAGATCCGCAGTAGGAAGTATTTTTACTGCAGTTCCGTCTGGAACATACACAGCACCTGGCGTTCGCTTTGAGGGCAAGACTGCTACTGGTGTATTTTCTGAGACTCAAGGACAGGTTGGTCTTGCTATGGGTAATGCGAGATTAAACTTACAGAAAGTTGGAACTACCCTTAATATACAAGCAAGAGATGATGCTGATACAAACCTAGACTTTACTATATCTGCACAAGGAACTGGTAAAATACGTCTAGGTTCTATTTTAGCAGTTAATGATCTTAACTTCGTTATACCTAACTCTATAGACGAAACAAAGATAGCAAAATTTAGTTCAGCAAACTTAACTGCAGGACTGACTAACGTATATGTTTTCCCAAATAACGAGGGATTGGACAATACAACTGATGAACTAGCAACGTTACAAGCAACACAGACTCTTTCTAATAAGACTCTAGTATCTCCTACATTTACTGGAAGTCTCGCAATAGAAAGTTTTGTATCCTCTGGTAATGCAACTATTGGTGATGCTGCAGCGGACAGTTTAACTGTTAATGCTGCATCTATATTTGCTTCATCTGCAACATTTTCTAACTCAGTAATTGCTAATCAAGGTATAACCTTGACTGGTGATTTGCAGTTTGGAACTAGTGGTAGTGTTAAGTTACCTATGACATCTGGTATCAATTTTGCCTATGATGTTGGGGGTGGTGATACTGGTTCTACTTCATTCAGTTATGTAGCAACCAGTGGTTTAGGTGGAGATTATAGTGATGTTTTCTACATTATTGACCAGACCAGTAAATTTTCTATTGGTAGTTCTGGTACAATTCAATTAGGAAGCGAGTCTAGCACTGGTGTATGGTTACAAGCAGACAACACATCAACAAGAATCTATCACACTGCAACTCTATCAACACTTGCTACTGGTATACGTCTTGAAACAACATCAACAGGTATAACAATCAATGGAGCAATAGATAATGTCACATCTATCACAAGCACTGGCAACATCGCTGTTGCTACTGATAAGTTTACTCTGGATAGCACTAATGGGAACGCAGTATTTGGCGGTTCGGTCACCTGTGCAGGAAACATACAAACCACAGCAGGAGATACATTCCAACTTGGGTCAACATCAGCTGCCAAGCTCGGTGTTGGTAGAGCAGCATCCACGTATAATCTAGAAGTTGAGGGGTCTATATATTCTACAGGCTCAACAATTATCGCAGGAAATGGAACTGCGGGTAAGTTTATCCTTCAAAAGGGAGCTGGCGGTATAGGATTACACTTTACCGACAACACAGGCACTGATCAAGCAATCTTGGATGGTGCAGGAAATTTTGGTATTGGTAAATCACCAACCCAAAAATTTGATGTAAGCGGTAACGCTAGAATTGATGGTGACATAACCATCATTACTACCAATCCAACAACATCAACAGGTGGTAAAATTTCTGCCAGAGAAATCGTTCTCACAGATCCTACAACTGGAGCCACCGTAACATTAGATTCATTATCTGGATCTGGTGTCTCTAGAGGCAGAGTTTACTTCTTATCTAATTAACTAAAAGTCATGGCGGTCAAACAGAATGGAGTTTTAGCAACCTTTACTCCAACGACATCAAAATACACAAATCAGACGGTTGCAGCACCAGGCACAGTCGCAGCGACTGCATGGAACATGTATACATGCCCTCAGTCAACATTGATGAGTGGTAAATTAATTGTTAGCAATAATACAGGTGGAGCATTAAATATAGACGTTGGTATTGTAGAACAGACAGACGTAGTGCAACTTGATGCACTGTCAGCACAGCCAGGTTCACCAAGTGGTTATGGTGCTTTCTCATTCCCTAGTGGAACTTCATCAAACTTTACTACTTCAATTGTTCTTGATTATTCTAACTGGAATAGCACCAACTTTAACAATGGTGAGGTGATATCATGGACAAATAGTAATAGATCTCCTGCAGCACAAACTGCTATATTACACTATTGGGATCAAGCTAATAATCAACTCTGGTTGAGAAATATGTCTCACCCACTAGGTTTAGATGCACCTTCTGGTGATACAACTTTCACTGGTGCGGGTGGTGGAACATGTCAAGCAGGAACTTCATATGCAGGAACTGGTGGTACCGCAGGATGGTCTGGTAATCTAAGGTTCTATGATTCATTGAATGGAACACTATACTTACAAAATCGTGAGTTTAGAAATAACTTAGACTATGCTTACCTATATGCTAATGACACCAATGAAAATCGTGAACAAAGCAACAACAACCTTAATAGATCATTGGGTAGAGTGTGGAGACCTGTTGCAACAACACAACAGAGGTATGCTGCAGTAAACTCAACACCAGCTACAGAGTTTATATCAAGCAATGGTATTAAATGTTTGATATCTTCTGTATCACAGTGTGCTGCAGAACAATTCATTGTTAATGACAAATCACTCAATGACAATGAAATTTTTGAATTGAACGGTATAGTCTTAGGATCTTATCAATCACTTTATGTTAAATCAACTGGAGCAGTCACCTTCACCTTAGTAGGGTTTGAGGAAGTAGCTCAATCACTTTCATAACAGATTAAAAGATGGCACTTACAAGACTAAAA